TTGAGCGCGCAAGCAGACCCACGACCCCCATTGGGAAGATTTTCCCTGAAAATGGCTCGGCTAGGCACTATTCAGAATGAAAGAGATTGCTCTGGCTGAATTGGGTGAGATTGTCCGAATTAGGGACGAATCGACTTACCGAGGTGTGCCAGAACCCAGAATCCACACTAAACTCAATGATTACCCGTCTTATGGCGAGCAAATGATTAAATTCTGCGAGGAAATTGGCTTCACTTTGATGCCTTGGCAACAATGGCTGGCTCATCATTCACTTAAATACAAACCCGATGGCCGATGGGCTCACCCAATCGTCTGCCTTCTAGTTGGCCGACAAAATGGCAAATCCACTTTTATGGCGCTTAATATTCTATTTAGAATTTATGTATTGAAAGAAAAGTTGCAAGTTCATACGGCCCATAAGCTAACTACTTCAGCAGAACTATTCTACAAAATCTATGGAATTATTGAACAGAATCCAATGCTAGCTGCTCAATTTACTAAGAAGCTGGAGAGTAAGGGATTTCAGGAGCTGCAATTTACTGAAGGCCGCCGCTATATTGTCCGAGCCAATAACTCGGCTGGTAGAGGCATCGCCGCGCCAAATTGTGTGCATATGGACGAAGTAAGAGACTTCAAGGATGATGATGTGTGGTCTGCTTTGCGATATACGCAAATGGCGAGTCCAAATCCACAAACTTTTATCTATACTTCAGCTGGAGATCAACACTCAATAGTTTTAAATAGATTAAAGGAAAGAGCCTACGCTGCTATTTATGGTGCTATTGACGATATTGGTTGGTTTGAATACTCAGCCCCAATCGATATTAAATTTGATAATTCCTCAAACTTTTGGCTAGGTGTATCTCAAGCTAACCCTTCACTTGGACTAACAATTCATCCAGATAATATTAGGGCGGTTCTAAATGACCCTGAGGATATTGTGCGCACAGAGGTATTGACCCAATGGGTAAATGTTATAAATCCGGTCATAAGTGCTTCACAATGGGATAGTTGCAAAGTTGAGGGACTTCGACTCAACCCTGAAGCAGATACTTGGCTGGCTATTGATCTAAGCCCTAGTAGAAAAGAAGCGGCACTAGTCGCTAGCCAAAGACTCGAGGGCGATAGGTTTCAAGTCATATTGCTGCAGACTTGGCATAACCCTGCCAATCTTGATGATAAAGCAATGGCAAATGATGTAGCAGAATGGGTCAGAAAGTATCCAGTTCAGTTGGTTGCTTATTCAGCCAAAACCGCGTCAGCAGTAGCAGCTAGGTTAGCCCCTGCAGGAATAAGAGTCGAGCCAATAGACGGCCTTGATTATGCCCAAAGCTGCGATGAATTACTGGGAGCAATTTCATCTCAGCGGTTAGCTCACTCGGGACAGGAAGAGCTGACCAAACAATGCCTATCCGCCGTCAAACTCCCTTTCGGTGACGGCGGCTGGGTAATGGGTCGCAAGGTAAGTAATACGACAATTTGTGGAGCAATTGCTTCAGCTTTAGCAACACACTATGCAACAATGTCTGAAACTAGCGTTGATATCCAAATAGTGTAAGTCGGCTCGCTTACAATGTAAGCAATGGGTGCTATAAGAGATTTCCTATTTCCAGCAGTTGAGGCCAAGCGCCCTATTGCCGTTACTGATGTTCAAGCAGCTTTAACACCAGTTCAGATTTCAGATTCAGTTTATAATATTCTCGGCGGTGCAACTAATACCACTCGCCAATTAGCAATGAGCGTTCCATCCGTTGCAAGAGCTCGCAATATCATCTGCGGAACTATTGGCTCATTACCTTTAACGACTTTCAATCGCATTACTGGACAATATGTTGATCCACATAGAGTTATAAATCAGCCAGACCCAAGAGTTGCAGGATTCGTTATCTATTGCTGGCTTGCCGAAGATATTTGGTTATATGGCGCTGGTTATGGCCAAGTGTTAGAAATGTATAGCGCAACCGATGGCGGTCGCGTTAGAGCTTGGACTCGCGTAAGTCCAGACCGCGTTACAGTTGATACCGATTTCCTTAACACCACAATTACTGGCTACAAAGTTGATGGTAAAGCAGTTCCGCTTAGTGGCGTAGGTTCAATTATAAGATTCGATGGCGGAGATGAAGGATTGCTTCACAGAGCTGGCAAAACAATTGCCGCAGCAGTTTATCTCGAAAACGCAGCAGTTAATTATGCTAAAGAGCCAGCACCTTCAATGGTGTTAAAGTCTAATGGAACTAATCTAACTGCTGAAAGAATTTCATCCTTGCTAACTGCTTGGAAAACTGCTCGCCAATCTCGCTCAACAGCTTTCCTAAATGCAGATGTAGAATTACAACAATTTGGTTTTGATCCTAAATCAATGCAACTTGCAGAGGCGCGTCAATATGTAGCACTAGAATTAGCTCGGGCCTGTGGAATACCTGCCTACTTCTTGAGCGCCGAAACGACTTCTATGACTTACTCAAACGCGGTGTCCGAGCGGCGCTCATTAGTAGATTTCTCACTTCGCCCAATACTTAAGGCAATTGAGGAACGCCTATCATTGCCGGACTTCACACCCAATCCAGTAATGACGCGCTTTGCACTTGATGACTTCTTACGCGGTAACGCATTAGAGAGAGCTCAAGTTTATGAAATTCTAAACCGCATTGGCGCGATGAGCGTTGAGCAGATTCAACGAGAGGAAGATTTAATCCCTAATGAAAGTTAATATCCCAATGGTCGTTACAGCGGCCGACACAATTAAGCGCACCATAACTGGAACTATTGTGACTTGGAACGAGCAAGGCAATACTTCAGTTGGCCCAACAGTATTCGCAGCAGATTCGATTGAAATAAAGCCAGTCAAGCTGCTTCTTGAGCACGACCGCACTCGACCAATTGGCAAAATGGTCTCTCACAATGTAACTGCCAATGGAATTGAAGCCACCTTTAAGATTGCCAACACTATGGCTGGAGAAGATGCCCTAGTTGAAGCAACTGAAGGACTGCGCGATGGATTTAGCGTTGGAGCCCAGATTAACGAATGGACAAACAACAAGGGCGTTATGCAGATTACCTCAGCAACCCTAGATGAAGTATCTCTAGTTACTGATCCTGCAATTGATTCTGCTCGCGTAAGCGAAGTAGCAGCTTCTGAGAATGAAGCACCAAAAGAAGATTCTGATTTAGCAACCGCTGATTCAGAGAAACCAAACGAAGGAGACCAAGTGTCTGACACTACCGCTCCTGCTCCTGCCGTTGAAGAAGCGGTTGAAGCAGCTAAAGCAAATATGGTTGAGGCAGCTCGCCCAGCCTTTTACACAGCACCTCGCCTTGAGTTTACCAAGGCAAAATATCTTGAAGCATCTATCCGCTCAAAAGTTTTTGGTGATGATGCGTCCCGTCAGTATGTTTTAGCAGCTGACGACACCACAAGCAACAACTCTGGACTAGTTCCAACTCGTCAATTAACAGAAATTGTAAATCCTCTATCAAATGCTGATAGGCCGCTAATTTCTGCTATTTCCTCTGGCGTATTGCCTGATGCTGGAATGACTTTCGAAATTCCAAAAATCACAGCAGTTCCAACTGTTGCAGTAGAAGCAGAAGCAGCAGAAATTGACGAAACGGGAATGACCAACAGCTACATTTCAGTAGATGTTAAGAAATTTGCTGGGGGACAAACTTTTAGCGTAGAACTTCTAGATCGTTCTTCACCTGCTTTCTTTGATGAGCTTGTCCGTCAGATGGAATTTGCATATGCAAAGGCAACTGATTCGTATGTCGGAACTACTATCCAAGGAGCGGGAACTCTAAACGCTAGTGCTCAAGCAAATACCGCATCTGGCTTAGTTGCTTATGTTTCAAGCGCTGCTGCTGCAGTTTATTCTGCATCACTAGGATTTGCTCGCAACTTAGTAGTTACACCAGAGCAATGGGGCAATATTATGGGTTATGCTGAATCTTCAGGCCGCCCAATTTACACAGCTTCACAGCCTCAAAATGCTGGTGGAGCAGTAAGCCCACAATCACTTCGCGGCAATGTTTTAGGTCTTGACCTATATGTTGCAAGAACCTTTACTGGTTCCGGTGGAGATGGAACTGCTGACTACTCAATGGTAGTTATAAATCCAGAATCCTACACTTGGTATGAATCAAGCCGCTTCCGTTTAGAGACAAATGTTGTTTCAAATGGCAAACTTAATGGCCAAATTAAGGTCGCTTACTATGGCTATGGCGCATTAGCAACAAAGGTTGCTGCTGGCGCTAACTGGTTCAACAAGAGCTGATAAAACCCCTAATAGTGACGGCCAGTCCGCTCCCGAGCTGGCCGCTCACCTAACTGCTTGAAAGGATGACGAGATGCCAACAATAGTTACGGCCACAGAACTTAGGACAATTCTTGGCGTTTCGTCATCCCTATATAACGATGCTTATCTAAACGATATTGTCGATGCTTCAGAAAACCTAGTTTTGCCAATGCTGGTCACTTTCCAAAGCAAAATTAACAAAGTAAAGCTTGAGGATAATATCGCTTACTTTGAGACTGCAACAATTCAAGAATTTACCGAAGGCCAATCCGTAATTATTACTGGTTGCGGATCACCATTTAACGGCACTCACACAGTAACCGATGACGAGATTTCAGATTATGTATTCACAGTTGCAATCACCAATGCAGACATATTGGAAAAAAATGTTATCCCAGCAGGAAATGCTGCGCTCTCTGGACTATCAACCTATGTCGGAAATGCCAATGTTGAAGCTTCTGTTCTGGCTATCTCCGTTGAAATCTTCCAAGCAAGAACAGCTGCTGGGGGAGCAATCGAAGGCGTAGATTTTGCAGTTACCCCTTACCGCCTATCTAAAAATTTACTTGCCAAGGTAACTGGGCTACTAGGGCCATACCTTGATGTAGAGACGATGGTTGGATAATGCCAAGCACAATTGCTACAGATGTTAGAGGCGCTATCAAGATTGCTTTGGCTGGATGCACCGCTAATATCTATGACTCAGTTCCAGAAGCGCCAATAGTCCCAGCAATTGTAGTTGTTCCAGATGCCCCTTATATGGAGCTAGAAGTTTTAGGTAAAACAACAACTAGAG